GAGCCAAAAGCCACAATGAGAAAGTCTATCGTTCCCCTATAAGACCCTGCACCTGTATCACCAATACTAGATACTTCCCTTGTCTCGTCACCAGACTGAATAAACATAGCAGGAAATTGAGCATCACTTAGTTCTTCTACCTCAAAGGGTTCTCTTGTAATCTTTTTGAACTCAATAGGACTTGTGACCGCATCTAGCTTTGTAATTATGTCACTTGCTATATTTTCTCTTTTGCTCATAATCGCATTTCTTTGAAATAAAAACTTGCAAACTCTGCTTTTAACTTATCTTCTTCTTTATTGCCTATAGCAAAGAATGGTCTTGTAATACGTCTTTTACCTACCCCGAATGTGTCGTGATAACTGGCTATCTTTGCTCTTTCCATGTTTGAGAAGAATAATGTGCTTTTCATACCGCTTGTTTTGAAGTCTAAGCTACGAAACATCTTGCCTGTGTCCGTTAGGTCTACGAAACCTGTTTGTCTACCCCTCTTTTTACGGCTTCTTACTGTGCCTTTAGCGTATGCCCTCATTTGACCGCCATCGGGAAGCTTACCCGACTGTGTACGCTTGGTAATCATTAGAACCGCCATATTAGAAACCCTATTGAGTGATTTCTGTATGACCGCCTTTTGTTTCCTACCTATATTCTTCAATAGGTTTGTAACAGCAATCGAATTAACGTCAACTTTTACATCAACTGCCATTAGCGTACTAATCTCAAATAATGAATGGCTTCTTTCTCTGAGTCGGATACTGTACCACCGCCATCTTCATCATACTCAACACCATCCCTAAGAATAGCTTGAAATTCCTCATCGTACCTATCTCTATAGAAATCTATCTGCACTTGAAAGGTATCTTTGCCCTCGCCTGTGTCGGGGTCACGCCATTTGGTCAATTGTGGGTATATGTATTTCCATAGGGTCAGATAAACAACCGATTGTATCCATTGTGAGTTTGTCAACTTGCTATTGGTCATTTCTACCGATGTTACTTTTGTTATGTCCTTATAGCGTACTGTGTGCCTGTATCTTTCCCACCATTCTTCTCTTATGCGTCTTAAAACATCGTTTTCCGCAAACTGCATTTGATTTTCAAAATCCGTAATCCCAAACCCTAATATATCTGGTTGTATCTTTTGCAAATCACTATGAGCAACACTAAATAGAGTGGTAGCCATTATTCAGCTTTCTTTGTTGTTTTCTTAGGCTTTGGTGCTTCTTCTATTACTGGCTTTGGCTCTACTTTCGGTTTACCTTCGTCAAGCTTCCAACCTCGTATACCCCAAATCTTAGTATTGTTTTCATAATCGACTTTAGGTCTTTCGATTACCCTATCGCCTTTTACAAGCTTTACCATTTCCATGATTCTAATCCCTTAAAAAAAGGGGGTAGTTTCCCACCCCCATAGTTTTTATGTAGCTAGTGTGTCGGCAGTCAACTTAACTCCATAACTATCATGGATTTCACTAACTCCATAAACGGCAGTAGCAACAATTTCATCTGCTCTTAATGAAGCATCTCTTTGTGTTTCAAGCTTTAGGTCTTGCATCATTGCTAACGCTAGAGCGTCTTGAGAGAATACACCACCGATAGAGTCATCAGAACCATCTACAGAAATATTTGAAGATTCAAAGATTTGAACCCCTGCAATAGTTCCTACAAAACCGCTTCTCATGGCTTCGTTTGACAATTCGGTATCTCTACCCACAAAGGTGTTTGTCAAAGACTTCTTGACGTTAAATATCTGCTTTGGGTGAAAAACTCCGTAATATGGCGCAGGTGCGTTCGCTGTTCTTAGTTCTGCACTTGCTTCAAAGATATCTTGCACTGTGAGTTCTTGACCTGCTCCACCTGCTTTTTCTGTAGAAAAGCCTGTGAATAATGCTGATAGGTCTGCATCCACTTTTCTTGCAATCGCTTCACCAAATAATCTTCCTATGTCACCTGCAACGTTTCGTGATGCTGAGTTTCTAGCAAGATCGGTTAGTGTGGTCATTACACCAACTTCACTGGCTGTAATAGTTACAGAAGATGGGTTTACCGCTGTATTGGATAGGTCAGAAGCTTCACTAACTGCACTGGCTGACACTGTGGCATATACTGGTACTTCTACCGCCTTACCGCCACCTGTTATAGTGTAGTTTCTAACAAGGTTTCTCATTATTGACTGTTCGCTTGCCACAAACAATGCTTCGGCTACTATTTCTGTATAGAGTTCAGAAATGGTACTACTGGTTGTTTCATTTGCCATTGTTTACTCCTTTAAATAAAACAAATTAAGGGTTTGAATTAATCACATAGGGTTTAGAGTTCCGTTGCTTTCGATATTCAGCATACTTCTTTCTGTCCTCTGGATTGTTCATATCTAAATCACTCAGATTTAAAGGCTTATTGAGTTCTTGCCTATCCACATTTGACACTGAGCCTGAACCACTAGGGGTTGCGCTGACAAAGTGAGGGTTCTGTGTAAGAAACTCTTGCACTAATTCGTCTGTGGTCAAAAGTTCACCCGACTTATTGTATCTCGTCACTCCGTTTTTATCAAGTATTTCTACGTTGCCACTTTCATTAAGTTGAATATTGTTTTTTAACAACTCAACAACTTGATCTGGATTAATGGCTTTGTTCCTTGATGCTGAAGATAATACCGACTTGTTTATCTTGATATCTTTTAGCTGACTTTCTAAATTTTCTTTTTCTTTGTTAAACTCTTGTGTTCTTGTTTTTAGTATTTCTTCAAACTCACCCTTTTGAATACGTTGCTTTTCTTCTGCGTCTTTCTGTGTTCTTACAGCTTTTACAGCAACATCAAAGTCATCAACACCAAGCTTTTTATACCAAATACCTCTTTCTTTGGCTATTCGTTTTCTAACGATTTCATTCATTTCATCTTCTGTGAATATTACCTCACTTGATGTTTCTTGTTCTGGTTGCACTTCTTCAGTCTTTTCAGTAGTCTGTTCTACTTGGGTTTCTTCAGCCATTTATAACTCCTATATATCCCAATCAGGATTAGTTGGAATCCAAGTGTGCCGACAACGATAACCACCTCTTACAATAAATGGGTCACCTGTAGACTTGCCTTGCCACCCTTGATTATTCCAAGTATCCCGAATTTCTTTTTCGGTTAATGTTTTATTTAACATATCTCTGCAAAAAGGTCTACTATCTCTTACAAGCGTTCCTGTATAGGTAAAATGTGTTAATCCTGCATCTTTTGCTTTCGCTACTGTAAACTGTCCGTGAAACTGCATTACTGAGTCATGTGCTATCTGACTTGCATAACGTCTAAGATTATTCCCTGCCCTGTCACTTGCGTATTGTGTGTGTAGCTTTCTAACTGCTTCCTCAATTTCTGCTTTCTTAGAATTATCGAATTTGTTTTCGTTTATAAAGTCTACCAGTTCATTTATCTCTGCGGTGTTTGACCTCTTATACACTCCGTTAATATGTGACCTTATATTTGTTACCATATCATCAAATGGTCTACCTGCTATTGTGCTTTGGTATACTTCATCATTGATAACTTTTAGAAATCGTTCTGCTATATCTTCAAAGCCACTAAAGGACTGTGTTTTGAGTGCGTTCAATGTTGTTAGGTCAACTTCAGTTAGGCTTTTAAACTTCTTAGGTATGGGCATTTCGCCAAACGTATCTAAAACCTCTTTTGCTATCTTGTTATATTCCTCATTTATTATGATATCCGCTTCGTCTAGGAATGTGGTTTCAATAAGGTTTCGGATAGCAGGTTGTAGTTGTATCGCTAGTCTTTGTGAAACAAGCTTTCCGCCTGTAGCTCTTGTGACTTCTCGTATAACGTCTTCTTCAAGCCTATAAAGTACATCGATAATACGCTGTTCGTGCTGATCGGCTAATTTATCTAATATTCTAGACATTATAGGGGGAAGTCTTTTTTCCAAGCTTTTATAGACCAGAAAGCAGGTGATAATGATTTTTGCCCTTTTACCTCTTTCAAAACACCACCCATTCTAGCTAAGAATGACTTTTGTCTTGCAGGTATGCTTTTCTTGATGGACATTCCCCTAGCACCAAATGTTACTTTATTTATTTTACCAGTAGATTTGTTTTTTACATATACACCAAACTTTTTACGCTTAGATTCTTCCGTAGATAATCTGAAAGGCTTATTAAGTTTTACGTCTTTACCTCTATACTTTGCCATTACTTCTTTTTTCTCTTTGTGGCTCTTTTAATAATATCTTTGTCGAATGTACCAGACCTACCCCTGCTAATTAGCTTGTTTACTCTAGCCATCGCCCAAGCGTTCATGGGTATTCTGGGTCTTGACCCTGCGGAAAGAAATGCACCTTGACCCCTACGAAAACTAGCTTTTAAATCTGTTAAATTGAATAATTTTGATTTCTTTGCTTTTGCTCTAAGTGTTGCTAAAGTCTTTGCTGATAAAGGTTTCCTTCTTACTGCCATTATGCCCTGTTTCTTCTCTGTAGTAATGAGCGTGGTATTCTTGCACCTGCTTTATACAAGGCACTTACTTGTTTCAATAAACTCGCTCTAGCACTTCTTTTTGCACCTTTTAGACCAGATAGATATTTTTTAGGAATACCAGTTCTTTTGTCTTTGGGTACTTGCCTACGTTTACGCTTCTTCTTCAACTGTCTGTCCTTCTACTTCTGTTGTTTGAAACTGCCCTCTAACTGTCCTAGCGGAGTCTATTTCTTCATTTATTGATTTTATCATTTCGCTATCGTCAATGACTGCCTGTGCTATCTGTTTATCTAGTTCCTTGTTGAATGTTTCGGATTTGATACCACTAGCTTTAGCCATTTGTAAATATTGTAGGTCATTCGCCCAATCTCTTATATCAAACGTATCGGGATAGTTTATAGACCCATCAAACTGTTTATCTTGCCACATAGCAAACAAACCCCATATCTGTTCTTCTGCGTTCTCAAGATAATCCGCTTTCTCTGATAGTCTTGCGTTCAATAACTGGAATTCTGTTTGTAGAGCAATGCCACTAGCTATCTGTGTGCCTGTTGCCCTTACTGAACCCATGTGTGTTATCCTGTCTATAGCGTCTACTTTGTTTTGAATACACTTCATTATTCCATCTAGGTTCTGACCGCTAGGCTGTATTATGTAAGGCTTTAGGCTTGCTTCTAGGTCTTCTGGTATCTCTATTATCGCTCCTGCACCTGCACTCGCTTCAACATTAGGTGTTTTAACTAAACTTGGGTGGTTTGCTAGCCTGATAAGCTGTTCTTTTTCGGAATAGTCGTTGTAAATAGATTGTTGTAAATAAGCAACATCCGCAAGGTCACTAATCCCTATTGGTCTTTTAGCACCCCTTAGATTGTAGACATTAACCGCAGGTATCTTTTTTATTGGGTTTATTACTTCCTCTAATAGTCTTGCATCCCCTTCTGTATATTCTTCTGAATAATCTTCAACCTCATAGGTGCTGATTGTTTCTTCTGTGAATACTTTAATTATTGCTCTGTCTGCGTTTATATCCTCAACCACCATGAGCATATCCAAATAGAACCTTCCACTAGCTGACCGCCTGTAATTCCAGTTCACAACATTTTCTGGGGTGTAAATACTGACATAGGGTCTAATGTCCTGTGCTAATTCTTCTGCTCTTGTCTTAGCGTTTGACTGTGGCTTATCAATAATGACCCAACAATTACCATAAATACTAGCGTTCATTTGTACTTCACGCATTACAGTATTGAAGTTTCTACCATCTAAATCCGCATCCACTAAAAATGAACTTAACTGCTCATCACCATCTAGTGACCCATAATCTCTTGTTGGGGGAACACGCCATAAAAAGCTTGTGTATATCTGTACAACGTTCTTACAATGGTTATCTACTGGTGTGTGTCTTATTCTTGCGTCATATTCTTCGGGGGACTCTAAAACATAGCGGTGTAGGTAATAGCCGTTTTTATAATCATTACCGCCCAAATAGCTACGAATGTAAAACTCCCAATTGGATATGTTAGCGTTCCAAAGATCGTGTTTGCTTGTAAGTGTATCCCTGTTCATCAACTCCACCTTTTAGGTTGGCTAGGTTCAAAATTCCTTTTAAGTGGGAAATTATACTCTACTAAGTACCCCAGAGCATCATTCATATGATCGTAACCACTATCTTTGTCAGGAATGTGCGTACCTTCCTTATATATTTGACGTTCTATGCTTTTGATCGCATTTTTACAGGACTTAACAATAAACAAACTATTTTTACCATTTACATTCTTCAACTTAGAATTTACTGCGTTTATCCTATCCCTTACCAAAGGTGCTGTACTTCTACATCTTACATCAAAACCATTATTTTTCAAAATAGCTAAATCGGTTAATCCACCTGCACTAGTTTTTCTTTGCCTAGCTGATGGGTCTGGATAAACCACTATTTGAACATTCTTGAATCTGGTTCTAATT